TAGATGGTGTCTCATCAGCAATTCAAACTCAATTAGATGCTAAAGCATCGGAGTCTACTAGATCTACTAACGCTGCTGCACTTGCCGCAGGTATTGCTTCTTCTCCTACTTCAGTATCTAACATTCTTCATACTACTAGTACAGCAAACAGTTATGCAACCGGCGGGTCAACAAGCGACCTAGATAAAGTTTTAGTTTATTTAAGTGGGATATATCAAACAGAAAATCAATATGTATTAGGTAACTCTACACATAATGTGCAGTTTAAGGACGCTACATTAGTTGCAGGTCTTGAATTGGAAATACGCAAATTCTAGTATAGTTTATAAATTTTAATTTGACTTCTAGTGTATTGTAAAGTAAATTATAAAGAGCATTTTTTAAAAAGGACAAACTTTATGGCAAAAATGAAAAGGATTCCAAAGTCAGACTATGGGCCTGCTCGTTGGGAAACAATGAGTAGGGACACTCGTAAGAAAAAAACGCAACCGTGGTGTGCTTTTTACACTCCTCTTGGTAGAATGGTAACTAAAGCTGTGGGTCGCCGTCCTACAGGAATGAGTGAGGAAGAATTTTGTGCATCAAAAACTCCATTTAAAAATATGGTTACAAGGAAATATCGTTAATGCCCCGTATCGGTCCTGCACATAAAAAACTACAGCCAGTTCGTAGTGGATTCGCAAGAATTAAGCCTACACAGTCTATGAAGAAAAACCAAAGATATGTGAAGGCTGCCACTAGAAAAAGGAAAAAATAAATGGTAACAAGAGTCGATAAATTTTTAGGTGGACTTGGTGCAGACGTTACTAGTGTAGCGAATGTACACGCGACACAAAATAGGATTACATTTGGTGGACTTGAAAATCCTTCTGCAAACGCACACGTAATTGGAACTTTACTGGCTTCTACAAACGCAATTGTAGGAGCTACCGCTGTTACTAGTGGCCATACTTTAGACGTTAGAGGGACAGCTAACACAGGAGCGATAACATCAACAGCCCACACCAGCACTGGAGCGATACAAGGAACAACTTTAACTGCAACAGCTGATGGTGGAGTACAAGTTCCAAATGATGGAAATATTGGCTCTGCTGGTGCTACAGATGCTATTCAAATTGCGTCTGATGGTGTAGTTACATTTAAAGACGATATTAAGATAAAGGACGGCGGCACTATTGGAACAGCTACTGATGCCGCCGCTATCACTATCGCCGCTGCTGGAGGAGTTACTTTTAGTGATGCGGCAACATTTACTGGAGGAGTCAAAGTTCCCGATGATGGGGATATTGGCTCTGCGAGTGTTGCAGATGCAATACAGATATCTTCTGCGGGTATTGTTACTTTTAAAGATGATATTCTTATAAAAGATGGGGGTACTATTGGTGTAGCTTCTAAAACTGACGCAGTAACAATAGCCGCTGATGGAGACACTGCAATTGCTGGAGGTCTTGGTATAGCTGGTAATACTGCTCCTGTTGCTACGGCTCTTAGTCTCGGAACTCCGGCTAATGTTGTAGTAAGAACGCACACAGCTAGTGGGTCAGGTAATGTTATTATTGGAGACGCTACTGCTACTTCTGCATTTAGTTTAGATGTTAGGGGAACAGCTAATACAGGTGCCTTAACCGCTTCAGGACTTGCATTTCCAACCTCAGATGGTAGTGCGAATGAAGTGCTTAAAACAGATGGATCAGGAACTTTATCTTTTACCGCAATTTCATCTAATGCTATCACTAGTGGTGATACTGTTGTTAATGCCATTGATCCAAATATTACTTTTGTTACTAATGGTGCAGAAGAAGCCAGAATTACCGCTGCTGGTAACTTAGTTTTAGGTTCTACCACAGCAACACACTTACTAGATATTAGAGGAACAGCCAACACAGGAGTTTTAACAGCTTCTGGATTAACTTTTCCTTCTTCTGACGGTTCCGCAAACCAAGCTATGGTTACTGACGGGTCAGGAGCACTTAGTTTTGCTACAGTTTTAACTAGTAGCGACCCCTCAACTACTCTAGCTGCTACTCCAGATTTAGGATCTGTTGCTGGAGGAGGCTCTCAAGACGCATTTGGTCAAAATTTAGGTGGACTAACAGAAACAGATTTATTAGATGAGCCATCAGGGTCTTTAGCAACCTTGGATTGCGGTGCTCTATCATAATTTTTAAGGAGAAAATTAAATGCCTACTCAATTACAATTAAGAAGAGGTACAACATCACAAAATGACAGCTTTACGGGAGCTGTTGGTGAGGTAACTGTAGATACCAACTCAGAAAGCCTTCGTATTCATGATGGTTCAACTGCAGGGGGTTTTGAAGTAGTTCCTTCTGGGGCTATCATGGGCTTTGGAGGAGCAACCGTTCCAGCTAACTATCTCATTTGTGATGGCAGTGCTGTTTCAAGAACAACATATGCGCATCTTTTTGCAACAATTTCAACAGGTTTTGGAGCAGGAGATAGTAATACAACTTTCAATGTTCCAGATTTTAGAGATAAATTAGCTTTGGGAAAGGGTGCTAATAATAGTAACTTAGGTACTACTACCCACGCTATGTCAGCTAACTCTATTAAACCTTCAGAATCTACATCAATCAGTGCTCACTCGTTGACTAACGGTACTTTTGCTACATCAGCTAAAGACTCTTCGACGTCTACAGCGGTCACTGCGGTGGCGGCTCACTCAGCTATTACGCCTAACATGACTTTTCCAACAGTCGTAGTTAACTTTATTATCAAAACCTAAAAAGGAGAATTCGTGTGGCGGATGTTACCACAACTCATTTAGAAAAAGACGTTAATACATTACACGAGAGAACTCAAGAAACTAAAGCTTCTTTGAGTACTCACGAAGCTGTGTGTAAAGAACGATATGAAAAAATTCTTGAAAACCAAGATAAAACAGATAAAAGAATTGACGCTTTACATAAAGAGATTTTAGCTCTAAAAACAATGGCAACTCAAGGAAAAACAAGTATTAGGACTTTACTATGGGTAGGCTCTTTAGTTGCTGCTGTTGTTGCTGTGTTGGCGGGATTAACAAACATATTTAAGTAAAAAAGACGAGGGGAAATGTCAGAAAATTTTTTTAAAGTCCCAATTGAGAGACTTTTAGGTAAGATTGTTGTGGGGGAGCATCAAGGTATTCAGTTTAATGATTCTCAATGGGGAATGGTAAGTGGGCTGTCTGAGAATCGTTTTTGGGTTCATATATCTGCTAGAAGAACGGGGAAAAGTTTATCTGCCTCTATTTTAGCATTTGCTAAATTATTAGAACCTAATCAACAAGTTATGATTGTTGCACCTAACTTTTCTTTGTCATCTATTATATGGGACTATACAACGGACATTATAAAAAATTTACAGATAGAAGTAGATCGGTTTAACCAAAAAGATAAAGTAGTAAGACTAATTAATGGTTCTACTTTTAGATTACTCAGTGCAAATAACAGAGACAGCTTAGTCGGTAGGGCAGCTAATTTGTTAATTGTGGATGAAGCAGCGATTATTGATGACGATGAGTACTTTACAAGAGACTTAAGACCTGCTCTATCAACATATGATGACTCTAGGGCTTTGTTTATTTCAACTCCAAGAGGTAAGGGTAATTATCTTTATAATTATTTTTTAAGAGCAGAAGATGATGAATATCCTGAGTGGGGTTCTGGGCTATACACTTGGAGGTCTAACCCTTTTTTAAAAGAAAAAGACATTGAAGAAGCTAAAAAATCTAGCACTAGAAAACTTTTTGCTCAAGAATATGAATGTGAGTGGACAACTACTGAATTACAAGTTTATGATTTAAATGAAGAAAAACATTTAGTAGACTTAGAACACATTCAAGCTAGAGATAGGCGCTATGAATTTATTGCAGGGCTTGATGTGGGTTATAGAGATGAAAACGTTTTTATTGTAATAGCTACTGATGGAGAAGAATTTTATCTAGTTGATGAATATGTCTCAAACGAGACTACTACTAGCACACTTGCAGAAGAAATACAAGAAAAACTCGATGAGTGGGGTATTGATTCTATCTATATTGATAGTGCAGCACAACAATTAAAAGCAGATTTAGCATATGATTACGATATATACTGCGAAAATGCTATAAAATCAGTAAATGACGGTATTGCGGCTGTGCAGGTTTTGATTGAAAATGATAAATTATTAGTTGATGTTAATAAATGTGGACATACATACTCATCTTTGAGTAGCTATAAATGGAATCCAAGAACAGAAAACCCAAAACCTGTGCATGATTGGGCTTCTCATGCGAGTGATGCGGTAAGATATGCAATTTATACTCACCAAAAACGTTCTGTGGGAATTTTTGCTGCATGATTTTAAGGGACACTCAGTTAATAATTTTAAATTACAAAAGATTAGAAAATGTTTTAAGAATAGCATATGCTTTTCAAGGATTCATACCGATATTAGTGGTAAATAATGGAAATAGCACGAAACTTGAAGTATCAAAAGTATTATTTCATAATAATGAAGAAAATAAATGGTGTATTGACCGTTGGTATTGGGCAAATAAATCTAAATTTAAATATTCTATCATTTTAGATGATGATATTTTACCAACCAAACATTGTTTACTAAAATTGAGAAAAACAGTTGAAAAATACCCTACTTCTTTAATAAGTATTTATGGAAAAAACAATTTAAAAGACGCAAAATCTTATGAAGAGCTAAAAGATATATGGTGTGTAGATAAAGATGTGGACATAGCCGTAGGTTCTTGTGTTGCTGTAGACAATGATAGTTTAAGAGCCGTTTTTGATGATTATATAAAACCTTGGGGAACTATAAAAAGAGGGGATGATATATTAGCATCTTTATCTATGTCTCATTTTTATAAAACTAAACATAAAACTATCTCAACTGAAGTACAATTATTACCAGAAAAAGATGTAGGACTAAATATGCACACAAACCACAAAGAATTAAGATGGAAAGTAATAGAAGATTTTCAAAATCTTCATAGTTTTCAAAATAATTAAAATTTATCTGGTATGCTAAAAAGATTTCCTGTAAA